GGTCTCCGGCAATGCAAGGGTCTACGGCGATGCAGAGGTCTCCGGCAATGCAAGGGTCTCCGGCGATGCAAGGGTCTCCGGCAATGCAAGGGTCTCCGGCGATGCAGAGGTCTCCGGCAATGCAAGGGTCTCCGGCGATGCAGACTATACAACCATTCATGGTTTCGGCACTCAGTTCCGTACAACTACATTCTTTCAGTGCGAAGATAAGCAGATCAGAGTATCTTGCGGTTGTTTCTTAGGAACAATTCCAGAGTTCCGCGAACAGGTAAAAAATACCAGAGAGGGCAAAATTGCGGAAGAGTACCTTATGATTGCCGACCTGATGGAAAAGCATTTTGTAAAAGAAAAAGAAAGTGGTGAATAATTATGACCCCAGAAGAAGTAAACCTTTACGTCAAAGAAAATGCAGAAGTTCATCAGTTCGCCGCAGAGGTTGCGAGAATCATATCAGGCATTCCACAGATGCCGGAGTTCTCATCAGAGAGTATGAGCGTATCTGATGCGAGTCAACTGATCGGACTTCCTGTAACATCAATTAGAGCAGGAATTGTGTACGGATGGTTGCCGATTGGTGTGGCTGTGCAGAATAATAAACCAGCAAAAAACCTTTCCGGTGGCCGAATCACATACATCATAAGCCCTAGGAAAGTCTATGAAGTGACTGGTCATGTCTGGAAAGGCAAGGCTGCTCTCAATAAGTGAGTGCCCCGGAGGGAGTCGACACCTCCACCCCGGAGCTTTGCACCCACTAAAGTACCTTAGTGGATAGATACATTATAGTTCTCTATCTGCTAATTGTAAAGACGAATAAATATAAATAAGGAGAAATTAGCACGATATGAGTGAAATTAAAAACGAAAGCCAGCTTACATGGGCTGACATCGAAGTAGCACTTGCGACTGAAATTGTTGAGGAAAGCAAGAAGAAATCAAGAAAATGGTTCACAGCATGGATTGTAACAACAGCTGCACTGGTAGCGAGCAACCTTGCGTGGATCATAGGAGGTATCAGTGAATAATCTGAAAAACATCATCTGTGCCGCACTGATCGGGAGCTTTTCCACGTTTCTTCCATTCTGGCAGTGGGGCGGATCGGGTAAACAGCTTTTTGCGGCGGCAATGACCACGATGATTGTATATGGAATTCTCTGGGATATTGATACGCCAGAGAGAAAGGAGAATGAAGATGTTTGAGAAAGAAATTGACGAAATTTACGAACTCTGTAAAAGAGTTGCAAATGAAGTTCCGACAGCAAACGCCTCGTTCAATTATTCGATTTATGGCATGAGTGTATGTGGACTTAAAAGGAAGGAAGATGTCAGTCTTCCCGAAGGAAAATTTAAATGGGATTTGTATCAGAGTGTATCTTTTGATCCGTTTTACGAAAAAGAAAGTCGTGAAAGTCTCAATAAAATCAAAGCTTTCTTGCTGGAACTTCTGATAGATGGGGGGTGCCCGTTAAATGCTGAATCAGACAGAGCTGAAGCTCCTGCCGACAATGGAGCTGACAGCGACAGTGAACGAACTTCTGGAGGAGCTGAGCAGACGGAAAGCGTACATTCTTGACTGGGAGAACCCGGACATGTATCTGAATCATCTTGAGTATCATTGCGCTGGTGGAATCTTTCCAAGCGGCGAGCAGAATCCGGCGAGAGGAGATGGATCTGACAATGTGTATTGTTTCTTTAGTGAGGTGAGAAAAGATGCAGGATAGAATTAACGAAATCCTTGCTCTGATAGATGAGCAGCTTTCCCTTGTAGCTGATAACTACATCGAGAGTTCATATAAGGCGAGGACGCTGGCGAGCTACGTACAGGCCTTAAATGGGCTTTTAACGGCTCAGAAATCATATAAGGAGGAAAATATCGGTGAGTGAATTTGAAATCCGTATTCCGGCAAGAAAGAAGCAGCCGGCAACCGATAAGGACAATCCGGTTGTGAAAGTTTCACCAGGCGCATATAACGCACTGGTTGAAATCTATAATGAATCAACTTTATCCATGAAAGATATCGCAAGTTTACTGATCGTTGAGGGCAGCAAGCATGTGGTTTATGACAAGGAGGAATAGCAATGGCAACACCAGTATTAATTATTGGAAAATCTGGTTCTGGCAAGAGCACCAGTCTTAGAAACTGCCAGAATGAACACTGGAATCTTATTAGAGTATTAAATAAACCACTTCCGTTTAAAGGCAAGATTGACGGATGGTTTACAGATGATTACCAGCAGGTAATGAAGTGCCTGATCGCATCAAAAGCGGAGTCAATCGTAATTGATGATGCAGGTTATCTTATTACGAATCATTTCATGAAAGGACATGCTTCTGCCGGAAAAGGCAATGCAGTATTCGCTCTGTACAATGATATTGGAGACTATTTCTGGAATCTTATCCAGTTCATTGTAACAAAAGTACCGCAGAATAAAATTGTTTACCTTATGATGCATGAAGAAAAAGATGATTCCGGGGAAGTAAAACCTAAGACAATTGGTAAGCTTCTGGACGAAAAAGTTTGCATCGAGGGTATGTTTACCATCGTTCTTCGCTGCATCGAAGAGAGCGGCAAACACTTATTTGTCACTCAGTCCAGCCAGGGAGCAGTAAGTAAGTCCCCGATTGGAATGTTTGACAGTTTAACTATTGGTAACGACCTTGCAGAGGTGGATAAGGTTATTAGAGATTATTATGAATTAGGGGGAACAGATAATGCAGAAACCAAATAATTACGATACTACACAGGCAGCAGGAGAATTTGAGCCGATTAAGCTCGGCGGACACAAAATGGTAATTAAGCAGGTATCAGAGAAAAAATCCCAGGGTGGGCTTGATATGCTTGTTATCTTGTTTGATTTCGCAGAAGGTGATGAACAGGCGGGGTACTTTATGAAGCAGTTCGAAAACGATATCCGTCCAGACAAGAAATATCCGAACGCCGGCACTAACTATATGGTCATTGACGAGAGTGTAGATTATGGTGTCCGTAACCTTAAAACATTTATCACATGCGTAGAAAAGTCAAATCCGGGATTTGCCGTTAAGTGGGGCGATAATTTCGGGCAGCAGTTTAAGGGAAAACTGATCGGCGGCATCTTCCGTCTGGAGAGAGACTGGTACGACAATAAAGAAGTAAAACGTCACAAACTTGCATGGTTCCGCAGCGTGGAAGGAATCAAAGATGCAGATATTCCGGAAGAGCGTACCACAAAGGCCTATGACGATCATCTGAAGGAAGAAGCTATCATGGGAGCAAGTCCAGCAGGTACGGACTTTATGAGTATTCCAGACAGTGTACAGGAAGAACTTCCGTTCAATTAAAAGGATGTGTTTTTAATGGTTATACAAGTGGACACAAGGGAACATAAATCAGAATGGGGACGAATTCAGAGTCAGTTTGATAGCCTTGGAGTGCAGTATTTTCGCTCTAAATTGTATTGCGGTGATTATCAATCACTGGACAATGCAAAACTCTGTATTGACCGTAAAAAGGATTTGCAAGAGCTTTGCGGAAATGTCTGCCAGCAGCATGAAAGATTCAAAGCAGAGCTTATCAGAGCGCGTGAAGCAGGTATTCAGTTGATTATCCTATGTGAACATGGGCCAGATATTAAGTCCGTTGGTGATGTGTATTTTTGGGAGAACCCAAGAAAACACAAAGTTATCTGGAAGACGGTAAACGGTAAGAGAGTAAAGACTGTAATCTCTGACAAGGCTGTTGATGGCTGCCAGTTGTATAAATCTCTCTGCACAATCAGAGATAGATACGGAGTCCGATTTGAATTCTGTACAAAAGAAGAAACCGGGCGGCAGATCGTGGAGCTGCTGTCATGACTAAGGAAGAAATCAAACAGTCAGTGAAAATGTCGGAAATTCTTTCCAGATACGGACTAAGGCCGAATAGAGCAGGATTTATATGTTGCCCTTTTCATAAGGAAAAGTCAGCATCCTGCAAAATCTACGATGATTCCTTTTACTGTTTCGGCTGTGGAACCGGTGGCGATGTGTTTGATTTCGTGATGCAATACGAATCCATCCCTTTTAGCACTGCATTTATTGAGCTGGGCGGTACTTATATTTCAAAAAAAGGCAAAAGTCGTAACCAGATCAGGCATGAAGTGCGAGATATCAAAGCAAAAAGATACAATCCCGTTCAGGATCATAGTGAACTTGAACAGATAGAAAAGAATATACTTATGTACGAAACAGCACTAAAAACGTTCCCTCCTGATTCAGAAGAGTGGTATATGTGCCAATTTAATCTCGAGAAAGAAAAAAGCAGATATGAATTGCTGTCTGTTAAGTCAGGAAGTGAGAAAAATTCTTAAAAATATTGAAAATTTACAGGCACAAGACTTTATGGAGAAGCAGTTGTATGAAGAGCTTTTTGCGATAAAAAGTAAAATCGACCGCTCAGAAATCAAATTCAAACTGATGGACCGGGCAAAAAGTGTGAAAGCGAAACATATAGCAGAAGAGTTTATAAAGGAATTTCAAAAAGCAGAGCAGGAAAAAGAAAAAGAAGAAAAAGCAAATCGTTCCATGCAGCTGGTTGAAAACATCACAAACTTTTATCCTGATTCTGTTGATAAGGAGTATCCTAATATGGCTTGTGGCAGCTGGATAGCTACAGAGAATGGAATATTTTCTTCTGAAACATCTAAGGCGAGAGAACTTGTATGTCACCACCCGATCATGCCGATACGCCGACTGAAAAACATTGAAACAGGTGAAGAACAGATCACAGTGGCTTTTAAAAGGGATGGATATTGGACGGAAATAACTGTTCCGAAAATCGACATTGTGACTTCCAGGGCAATAACTAATCTTGCAAGGTTCGGGGTGCAGGTCAATTCAGAGAATGCAAGGCTTCTCGTAAAGTATCTGGCAGATGTTGAAATGTACAATGCCGATATGATTGACATACAGCACTCTACAAGCAAGTTAGGGTGGCATGGCGATGTGTTTGTACCTTACGACCTTTCGATCGTTTTTGACGGGGAATACCGCTTTAAAGCACTATTCCAGAGTATACAGGAAAGCGGAGATTACTTCAAGTGGGTGACTCTAGCTAAACAGCTGCGGTCATGCGGACGATTAGAGCCACGAATAGCGCTGGCGGCATCTTTTGCAAGTGTTCTTATACAGCCACTTGATGTATTGCCGTTCATCGTAGATTTCTACGGGCAGACAGGCGGTGGAAAGACAGTAACGATCAATATAGCGGCATCGGTTTGGGGAAACCCGGCACCGGGAGCTTACGTTGGAAACTTTCGGTCAACAGATACATCATTGGAGACCAGGGCAGATATGCTCAATAACTTTCCGATGATTCTGGATGATTCAAAGAACGCTTCTCAGTATATCCGAGATAACTACGAAACGCTTATATATAACCTTTGTTCTGGTAAGGGAAAAGCACGTTCAAATAAGGACCTCGGAGCAGCTAAGGAGAATATATGGAGCAATGTGACCATTTGCAATGGTGAGAACCCTATTTCGGAATTTGCAGATTCCGGCGGAGCAATCAACAGAATTATTGAAATTGAGTGCTGCGAGGATATTTACGAGAATCCAGCAGAGATTAACGGCATTGTCGTGAAGAACTATGGTTTTGCCGGAAGAGTGTTTGTTGGAAATCTCAAGCAGTTCACGCCGGATCAGTTAAAAGAAATGAAATCTGAGATTGAAAAAGGGTTTGATGGTTTTGATTTTCCGGCAAAGCAAATCATGGCAATATCTACGCTTCTGCTGGCTGACAAATTAGCTACAGATTTCATATTTAAGGATGGACGTGAGCTGACGGTCGAGGACGTTGTGGACATACCTACACGTAAAAAAGACGTATCTGAGGGACAGAGGTGTTATGAATTCATTCTTGAAAGTCTTTCCGTGTACGGGCAGCACTTTGATGCTCAATTCAGTTGCGATCAATGGGGATTCAAGGAAACGCCAGATGAGTATGGAGATGTATATGTATATTTTTATCCGAAACCTCTTGAAAACCTTTTGAAAAATAATGGATTCTCCAGAAAAGCCTTTTCTGCCTGGGCAATTAATCGAGAATTGATTAAGCATACAGGAAAGAGAGATACGGTGCTAAAAAGGGACGGAAGAAGCGTGATGAGGCTTATCGCAGTAAAAGTCATTAACATAAAGGACCTTGAGAGCGAGCAAGAAAATGGATCAGTTGAAGCTGATTTCGCACCCGCCAGCGAAGGAACGAATGTTCCATTTTCATAATTTGTAACCATGTAACCGTTGTAACACGAAAAAAAACGTCCTATAGGAGAAAGTTTGAGAGTGTATAAAAAACATATACTCTAGTGATTCTCCTATATGAAAACCTTGGTTACATTGGTTACACGGTTACATATCTCTGAAACCCGCATAAAATAAGGGGTTTTGGCGTAACCAATAGGTCGAAAAAGTCGGTTACACGTTGGTTACAAAATTAAAAAGTATATACAATTAGATTTATTATAGCAAAATTAATTGAATATTACAAAAATATTTAGTTGACATAATTTTTACAAGGAGTGGTTACAAAATGAAAAAAGATGATCTCAATAAAAAGCAAAGATATGCATTAGACACAATGCTGTCTGGCAGTAATGTTTTTCTGACAGGTGATGCAGGAACCGGCAAGACAACAGTTATCCAAACGTTCATCGATGAGGCAGAAAAAGCTGGTAAAAGTGTTCTGGTATCTGCTACTACCGGAATAGCTGCGGATAATATCGGATATGGGGCAACTACCGTACACCGGGCATTGAATATTTCAATTAAATTTGAGGACTATAAGAAAAAGGTGAAATCCAGAGCTGAACTTCTGAAAGAAGCAGATGTTCTTATCATTGATGAAATCAGCATGTGCCGGTTCGATTTGTTCAATATGATTGCAAAGACGATCATCACGGAGAATGAAGAGAGAGCAGTTGACAGACTTCTGATCGGAGAGGACAAAGAAGACGTTCAACTGATCGTAATTGGTGATTTCTACCAGCTTCCCCCAGTTATCACGACAGATGACCGCAAAATTCTCTGCCGGATGTATGGATCTGATTATGGAAAGGGCGGAAAGTACGAACACGGATATGCCTTCATGTCTGAATACTGGAAAGATATGTCATTCGAATATATTAAGCTTGATGAAGTATGCAGGCAGAATGATGAGGGATTTAAGTATGTGCTGAATGATATTAAATATGGCAACAATATTAGAAAATCCATTGCATATCTGGAGAACAACGAATCAGACAAGGTTATACCGGAAGCACCGTTCTTGGTTGGCACTAATGCAGAAGCTGACAGAATTAACAATACTTTCCTTGGCAAGTTGGATAAAAAGACCGAAAAAGTGTTTCATGCAGCAGTTGACGGCGAGCTAACATCTGCCGATATTAAGAACATTGCATTTGCCAGAGAGGACTTAATTCTTAACATCGGTGCAAAAGTGATGATTACAGTCAATGATCTGTCTGGAAACTACGTTAATGGAACGATTGGCATCATTCAGAAAATTGTGGAAAACGGAGAATTTGAAGAATCTTATCTGGTTATCAAGACTGATAAGGGCAAAACAGTTAGCTTGTACAGATACAGCAAAGACATTGAGAAACAGGTTATTGAGGAATCTGAACAGGAAAAAGACGGTCAGAAAATCGTAAAAGAGAAGATTGTCCGCAAAAAAGTAGGTTCTTTCTCTCAGTTCCCAGTGAAACTTGCCTGGGCGATCAGTATTCATAAATCACAGGGACAGACATTCGAGAAAATCAACATTGATCCTTGCTGTTGGGATCCTGGGCAGTTCTATGTGGCTGTTTCCCGGGCAAAATCCGCTAATGGTATACATTTTATCAGACCGATAAAACAAAGCTATATTAAGGCGTTTAGTAAGGATAACGAGCGACTTCTTGAACAGAGTTTTGAGGTAGAAGAAGGTGTATAAGTATGAGAGTGACACACGAGCAGATACCGAACACTATTAAGTTCTTGCAGATTGACTTCCCGGCACTGGTTCTCCAGACTGCCGGAATCGAAGAAAATGATGAATACTGGCAGCAGGTGACAGAACAGATTCATATCATGTCAGAAAAATATCGAAAAAACGGGTTTGTAGATCATATGCTATTGGCTTATGCGGACTATCTCGAAAAAATGTTTAAAAGAGCGCAGAAGATGAAAGAGGAGCGTGAGAAAAATGTACAAACAGAAGTATAAAGAAGGTCAGCAGATTCACAAAGACATATATCTGTACATCTGCCGGTATATCAAAGAACATCGGTACGCACCGTCTTACAAAGAGATTGCCGACGGTGTCGGTGTGTCAAATGCCACGGTGCTTCGCCACATGGACATGCTGCGAACGGATGGATTGATCGAAACGGATCACCCGAAGACACCGAGAGCGTTCCGGTTGACAGGATATGAATTAGTGACAAGGAGGAAGAAACATGAAACTGTATGAGCTGTTCAAAGGCGCTGAATACGTTGGAGAGTTCACCCTTGACGAGATCGCAAGTATCACAGGAGCGCATCGGAGCGCACTACTCAACAGCGTGGCGCGCGGCGTTCTCGTAAATGACTTGTGGGACGTCTCTCCGGCTTACGATCGGACTTTAAACCGGAATGACGACAGTTCATTGCTTAAGCAGTTTGAAGCTGTTACAGGGCAAATCAGGAGGTGCGTGAAGCGTGAGCAGTAAACTTAAAGCAAAGCCACGAAAGCAGAGACTTCCTCTAGCTCAGCCCAATCAGGCAGCACAGGCATTTGGGCGAGCAATGATTAACTGCCATAGTCAGATTAAAAGTATGGAGAAAGAAGCTTACGAAAACGGATTCAACGATGGGGAAGATTGGGCTGATACGATTAATGTCGTTACGACCATGATGGCCCTGAGACGTTTATATGGCTTTTCTACGAAACGTTTACTCACAGTCATGCAGACTGCTAACGAGTACGTTAAAATGGCAAATAGGGGCGAAATGAGCGTCCTGAGCATGATGCAGGACATTGAGGAGAACACAGATGTAATATTTGATGAGATGAATAAGAATCTGGTTAAGAAGATGGGAGTATAAAATCATGTACCAACTGCACAATAGCGTGTCAGTTGCTTACATGGGGAAAGTGAGGATGGAAAATGGATAAATTAAAACCATTAAAACCGTGTCCGTTTTGCGGAGGAAAGGCAGAAATGCTGATTAATGAATATAACGATTCAAAAAAAGAATATCTTGTAGCTTGTACAGAATGCGATGGAATGGTGGAACGCTGGAGAGAAACAGAGGAAGAAGCCGTAGAACAGTGGAACAGGAGAATAAGTGATAAGGAGGACGCAAAATGTTAATCAGAAGCCAGGATAAACGCATATTAATCAATATGAACAACGTATCAAGCATAGAAGTGGGCGATGATAGATTAAGATTTTTTGCTGATAATGGTGATGCTATTTATGATATTGGAGAGTATTCGACAGAAGCAAAAGTTATAAAGGTACTGGATATGATTCAGGATGCATACATGGAATACAAATCTGGTGAAATTGTTGGCAATGGGCTGGCGGGATCAGCATACACGGGAAGCTATGATACAAAAGAAAGTGTGGCGCATGGAATTGCTGTATTAAAAGGCTATGGAAATGAGATAAGAAAATCAATCCTGTTTCAGATGCCAGAAGATTCGGAGGTGGAAGTATGAAGCATGTAAAAGAATTACTGAAAAAATACATTGAAGCTGACATTCAAATCCTCGAAGAAAGGGATGCATTTATAACTTATGTGGAATTAATTGATGAGTTGCAAGAAGCCATCGAACAGGATGAGAAAGAAAACGGATGGATTCCAGTCAGTGAGAGATTTCCGGAATCAAGCGGTACGTATCAAGTGACTTGCATGGACGGAAGAATATATCGTTCAACCTACGCAAAATTTCAAAACAAATTGAAACGATGGGAATTAACTGGTGCTAGGTCGTATTGGAAAGTCATTGCCTGGATGCCACTTCCAGAGCCATATAAGGAGGATGAGCTATGATTGCATTCTTATTAGGATTCATCCTTGGGACCATATTCGGCGTGACCGGACTTGTATGTGTAGCAATCATGTACGATAAGCACCACCCAGACAAATAGTAGAAAGGAGCAACGGTATGCTGACAAGGAATAAAAAACTGAAAGACTACGGTATTCCAGCAGAAGACATTGAAAAACTGAATACGATGCTGAAAGACTTCCCGGCAGAGTACGGATACCTGCTTACCGGTGCCGCCTTGTCAGCTTGCCCGAAGAACACGGTGATAGCGGATATGGTTATCGAGAATATCTTACACCGGAAAAGTTATAGGAAAATTAGCAGAGAAAGATATATCCCGATGAACCCGAAAGACTTCTACGGATACAGGCGTAAGACCGTCGCTGTACTGTATGAGAGGATGCGGTTATTGGGAGTGTGGGAGGATGAATAAATGCGTTTAATAGATGCGGACGATTTAATTGAATATATTAAAATCTGGGAAATTGGAAATAGTATTAGTTCCGACCAAAAAGAGTTTATTGATTGTGTCAACAGGCAGCCGACAGTTTTTGACGTGGACAAGGTTGTGGAACAATTAGAGAATTATTTGTTTGAAAAATATTGCATAGAAGGAGATACAACAATTGATGAAATTGTGAAAGGCGGTGGAGTTGAATGAGTAAATCAGTATTAGTGATGGATACGCCAAAATATTGTGCTTTATGCGTTTTACGCAGTGGAGTGCATCACCCGTTCTGTAGAGTAAACAATAGAGATATTACAGATTTGAGTATTAGACCTGATTGGTGCCCACTGAAGCCATTGCCGGAGAAAATGAAAGTAACTGGGTTTTATAACGGCGAGTATTTTAAAGTAGGAGGCAAACCGCCGAGCTATAAAATCGGCTGGAATAAATGTATTGATGAGATCACAGGAGAGGTGAAATAGATGATTGATCTAGCGAATAAATGCGTATTAATCAGAACACATGAAGAGTATGAAAATATTCTGAAAGTAGCAAAAAGACAAGGATATAGATGGTACGGCGGAAAAGAAGCGTATCCATATCCATTTGAAGAACAGCAGATCCCGGATATATTAAAGTTCTATAGCAATAAAGAATTAACAAGAAATGCCAGCCTTGCACCGGGATATGAATTAGTAGAAGCACCAAACGTAATTGAAACAGCATTGATTGACTTGCTTATTAAGTCCTTGAAGTTACTTGCAGATACTGTAGAAAGTTAGATAGAAGAGGTGAGGTAGATGAGTAAGAAAGTAAAGTGTTGCGAATGTGATTCTTTTATGGGCTGGGCTTTGCCAGAAGGGGTAGATAAAGACAATTATGAATATGCGAAAAGAGTTTTGAAGTTAGCATCTACTACAGGAGTATGCGAATACACCATGAAAACCAAGACAAGATTGCATGAGCAGTATTGTAGAAAATTTAAAAAAGACGATTTTTTAGAACGACATAACGATTTTTTTAAAGACAAAATTTTAAAACTTGAAAACATGATCAAGGAATATGAAAAAGAAAATTTTGTGGAAGTAGACGAATCGTGGAAAATTCTATTTATGAAAAGATTTCAAGAGGTGAAGTAGATGAAGAGATTAACAGAAAGAGTGAATGACGGGCTCATAATGACGAAGCAGGATAGCGGCGATAATGTGTCGTATTACTGGGATTGGGATGAGGAAAATTTTAAAGTGGCTGAAAAACTTGCTACTTATGAAGACTTAGAAGAACAAGGCTTGCTGGTGAGATTGCCGTGTAAGGTTGGCGATATAATGTTCAGGATTAATAAGGGTGCTAAAAATCCCGTTATCGAATTAACAGTAACGCAAATTGACATAACAACAAGGTCATACAATCTGGAAGTAATTGATAGAGATTGCGGCGAGTTAATGTGTTTCAAAAATGATATTGGCAAGACAATATTCCTCACCCGTGAAGACGCTGAGAAGAAGCTGGAGGAGATTCAAAATGACAAGACCTGAGATTACAGCAGAATTATCAGCCATGCTTGAAAAGAAAATAAATCCTCACAATGATCCACGTATTTATTGGGCTAAGGAAGTTACATTCGATTATTCGACAGATCATGCGGTGAGGGTGGATTACATGCGGTTCGTGCCAGTAAATAATAGTGTGTCCGGGATAGAAAAAGGAGATTTCTATTGCTATGAAATTAAATCATCTGCTGAAGATTTTCGTTCTGGTCATGGGTTGAATTTTGTTGGTGATTATAACTACCTGGTTATGCCTACAGATGTATGTGCTGCGGTATCCCTTGAAATTCCACATTATGTAGGAATATATGTACCAGAAGCAAATGACCTTACATGCATCAAAAAAGCAAAGCGAAGAAATCGGACAAGGCCTGTGTCTGAAATACTTTTGATGATGTTCCGGTCTGCGAATAGAGATTATAGAAAAGCAGTAAAACAGTTGGAGGAGATGAAGAAAAATGAGTGATAAACTTACACCAGATATAACCCCGCAGCTCGCCGTATCAGCATTCGCAGTGTTGCATCAATATTGCAGCTCAATCAGTCCGCATGATTGCATCAGATGTGCATTTTACGAGCATTGCCCGGAGTGTTTCATGGGGTGTCCGGGAGATCAGGGCGAGACGATCAGAAAATTACAAAGCAATGAATAAAATTAGAGAGTCGGTATTTACCGGCTCTTTTTTAGCATAAAATTCCTCAAACATGTACCACAACTTTTCTACTTACCTGTGATAGAATATACTCAGAAGTGTTACTATGCGATTTTATAGCTTAATTCAGAAAGGATATGATTGGATGTTGATAAGATGGCAAACGAGAAAAATTTAATACCGAATTCTGAACGAACTCCGAGCGAACTCCGAGAAATAACTAAAAAAGGCGGTATTAAGTCGGGAGAAGTACGCCGTCAAAAAAAGACCCTTTCTGAATTAGCAAAGATGATAGCCGAGAACCCTGCCCCGACTGCTGCAAAGAAGAAGCTCACAAAGATGGGTATATCTGATGAGGACGCGGACAACAACGCCTGTATTGTAGCTGCTGTATACGATAAAGCTATCAAAGGGAACATGCAGGCAGTGGACAAATGGGAACAGTTAGTAGCCGTATCAAAATCAGACGAAAGCAAATATGAACTTCCTGCCAGAGTGCTCGGCAAGGCATTCGTGGATATTAACCGACAGATTAAGCCCAACATTGAATATGTATTCGAGGGCGGCCGAGGCGGTCTGAAATCTTCATTCGTAGCTTTTAAAATTGTTGAGCTTATCAAGAATAATCCTCAGATGCACGCTTGCATTACAAGACAGGTGGCCGGTACTCTGAAAGATTCTGTATACGCTAACATGAAATGGGCTATCAACGAACTTGGACTGATGGAAGAATTTGAATGTAAGGTGTCGCCACTTGAGATCAAGTATATTAAAACGGGGCAGACAATATACTTCCGTGGTCTGGATGATGAAACCAAACTAAAATCTATTAAACCGGAGTTTGGATATATCGGAATCCTCTGGAAAGAAGAAAAAGATCAAATGAAGGGAGATGCTCAGGAACGTTCTGTTAATCAGTCAGTGCTTCGTGGCGGCGATGAATCCTATGATTTTTCATCATATAACCCACCAAAATCAAAATCAAACTGGGTAAACAGGATCAAGCTCACACCTAACCCGAAAAGAGTTATTCATCATTCGAGTTATCTGGAAGCCCCGGCGGAGTGGCTTGGACAGAAGTTTATTGACGATGCAGCGCATCTGAAAGAAATTAATCAAGAAGCCTACGAGCATGAATATTTGGGTGTTCCAAATGGTGACGGTGGAAATGTATTTGAATATCTGGAGATTAGAGATATTACAGATGAAGAGATCAGCCATATGGATCGCATTTTCGCTGGTGTAGATTATGGATGGTACCCGGATGCCTTCTGCTATCTCCGAACTTATTACGATTCTGCTAGAGAGAGAATATACCTGATTGACGAATTGTATGTAAATAAATGGAGCAACTCCAAGACCGCTGATTGGATCAAGAAAAAAGGCTATGACGATTATACGATGATATGTGATTCTGCGGAACCCAAGTCCGTGAACGACTTCCGGGACGCCGGGCTTCCTGCCAGAGGAGCAATCAAGGGACCGGGCAGTATCGAGTATGGTTTTAAATTCTTGCAAACAAAGACTATAGTCATTGACCCGAAGCGAACACCGAACGCATACAAGGAAATTACGGAGTATGAGTATGATCGGGACAAAGAGGGAAATGTAATAAGCGGTTATCCTGATGGAAACGATCATGCAATTTCGGCACTCAGGTATGCTTATGAGCCGTTATTTAACAGGAGGGGGTACAGTGCATAAAATATTAGATAGGTACTTTTCAGATAAAATAAATAAATTCTTAAGCATCGGTTTAAAAATATATGGATCATCTGACATTAACGAAATCTTAAAAGTTGTAGAATATGAAGACATTATTGTGCGAGATACTTCTGTAAGATGGATGGATTTTAAAAGGTAGATTAAATGGGACTTATAACAACACTAAAAAGGTGGTTTAACATGATTTTCAAAAAACAAGCCGAAGAGGATTTTAATATCCAGGCGGCAGAATTTCCAGAGATGGAATCACTGATTAACCGGTGCGCGAACATTTACAGGGGAGTTCCGGAATGGTTAGATGACAAGAATAATATCAAGACGATTAATTTTGCTAAATCTGTGTGTTCTGAGACTGCCAGACTCGCAACATTGGCGATCGGCATTCAGATAGATGGCTCTGCAAGGGCAATATGGTTACAGGAGCAGATAGATAAAGTATATTTCCAGATCCGACACTGGGTAGAATACGGCTGTGCTTACGGAACAGTATTTATCAAGCCGAACGGCGAGAGCCTTGACATATTTATTCCGGCAGACGTGATGATTGTGGATTATGACAATCAGGAAATCAAAGGGATTATATTTAAGGATTCTTATACTGTTGGACGGAAATACTATACACGGCTTGAATATCATAGATTTGTTGAGACCACTGTGGACGGAGTAACGACCTATCCGTATTATGTTTCAAACAGGGCTTATGTGTCGAAATCCCCTCAGAGCATCGGTGATAAAATTGACCTTAAACAGACCAAATGGGCTGACCTAATGGCAGATACGCCGCCGATACTCAAGGCAAACGGTGAGAAGCTGGACGGAGCTTTGTATGGAGTTCTACGGACACCGCAGGCGAACAATGTGGACATTAGTACACCACTGGGGCTTCCAATATTTGCAGAAGCAATTGAAGAGTTAAAAGACCTGGACATTGCATACAGCCGAAACGCAAAAGAAATTCTTGATTCTAAGCGGACTGTTCTGGCGGATGATCGACTGCTGATGCCGAGCGGTTCACCTGTCTCCGCTATGACACCACAGGCAATGGAACATAGATGCTTAGAAATGAGCTTACCAGATTATGTGAAAAACGTATTCGGACAGGACGAGAAAGAGTTTTATCAAGAAATCAATCCGGTTCTCAACACAGATACCCGTATAGCCGGCATAAATGCCATTTTAAGCCAGCTGGGGTACAAGATTGGATTCTCAAACGGATACTTTGTTTTCAACGAATCTAGCGGCATTCAGACAGCCACGGGAGTAGAAGCGGAACAGCAGAGGACAGTCCAATTCGTCAAAGACGTGAGGGATAAGTTGGAATCTTGTTTGGATAAAGTTATTTACGCATTGAACGTCTACGCTGACCTGTACGGACTTGCACCTGTCGGAGCTTATGAAGTCAATTATGATTTCGGAGATATCCTGTATGTGCGTGAAAACGACCGTGCAAGATGGTGGCAGTATGTGACTACCGGCAAGGTCCCGGCATGGTTGTATTTCGTGAAGTTCGAGGGAATGACTAAGGAAGAAGCGAAAGCAATGGTCAAAGAAGCTCAGCCAGACGAACCAAAACTGTTTGGAGATGAGTAGTTATGTTAAGCCCAGAATATTTACGGCAAATTACAGAGGGCAGTGAACAAATTGCAGAAGAACTGCACCAGTATATCATCTCTGAGATCGTGTCGCGAATGATGGCAAGAATCGGCAGAGGCGAGGATTATATCCTAACCAATGCCGATGCGTGGCGAATCAGAACATTGCAGGAATCTGGCGAATTGCTAGAGGACATTCTGGCAGAATTATCCAGATACACCAAGCGCGAACAACAGGAGCTTCTTGAAGCGTTTGAGGATGCCGGAATCACTGCAATGGACTATGATGATAAAGTCTATAAGGCGGCGGGGCTTAGTCCCGTACCGCTTGAACAGTCTCCGGCTATGATAAGGCTCATGGAGCGAAATATGCTTGCGACTATGGGTGAGTGGAAGAACTTCACGAGAACAACCGCAAGTGTCGCTCAGAGGCTCTATATTGAGCAATGCGACCTTGCATATAATCATGTAATGACTGGGGCAGTTGGGTATACGCAAGCCATCAAAGAGGCAGTTAATAATGTTGTATCAGATGGTGTCACCGTCACATATCCATCTGGCAGAAAAGACACGATTGAAACCGCAGTTGCGCGTTCTGTCAGAACTGGTGTGGCACAGGCTACGGGAGATATATCCCTAAAACGCATGGAAGAAATGGACTGGGATTTAGTTCTAGTCAGTGCTCACATAGGAGCCAGAACGGGTGACGGCGGCCAGAATCCGGGCAATCACTCATGGTGGCAAGGAAAGATATACTCTCGTTCTGGCAAGAGTAAGAAATTTCCACCGTTCTCATTGACCGGATATGGGACAGCAAGCGGATTGTCAGGGGTCAACTGTCGGCATAGCTTTGGAGCCAGTGACGGGGAATTTAATCCCTATACAGAACTATCAGCACAGGATAAAGCTGACAAAGGTAAACAGTACGAAAAAGAACAGCGACAACGTACTTATGAGCGGAGAATCCGCAAAACGAAGAGGGAAGTCCTTGGATTGCAAGCAGGAGTTGACAATGCACCGAATGAAAAGGCAAAATTCGCACTCCAGCAAGACCTTGACCGGAAGTCTTATCTTTTGCAGAAGCAAAATGCTGCATATAAGGATTACTGCAAGCAGAACGGGCTGAGAGAACTACAAGACCGGCTCATGATTGCTAAGTGGAACCGCCAGAACGCCACAAAAGCCAGAGGAGCGGCGAAACGGTATAAAACAGCAAAGGGGATTGACTGATGGACAGATGGGAATATTACAATCCGAATCCTGCCGGGAATCGAGTCGGAGATTGTGCTGTCCGGGCAATATGTAAAGCAACCGGGTTCGACTGGGAAACGGTATTCGCTGGATTAATGATACAGGCGTGCGCTCTGTCAGATATGCCAAGTGCAAATTATGTCTGGGGAGCGTATCTCTATAAGCATGGATACAGGCGCAAACTGATTGAGCAGTCAGAACGATATATCTATACAGTCAACGACTTTTGTACAGACCATCCGACAGGTACATACATTCTCTGCATAGATGGCCATGTGGTGACGGTGCAAGAGGGCAAATATTTCGATACATGGGATAGCGGTAATGAGATCCCGGTATACTACTGGGAAAAGGAGTAGCTAAATGAGCATATCAGAATTTGTACAGATTTTTCTCTCTATCTGCGGAGGGGTATCTATTGTCGGTGGGGCAGCGGCCGTAATCTTTAAGTGGATTACTCCGGCGTTCCGGCTTAATAAACGAGTGGAGACGCTGGAAGAACATGACAAGCGAGATTATGAAAGTCTTCAGAGAATTGCAGAACGTGATTCATTAATTCTGGAAGTGTTATCAACCATGCTGGACAGTCAGATCAGCGGGAATAACGTGGAGGAATTAAAAAAAACAAAACAGAAGCTTACAAATTATCTTGCACAGAATCAGCGTTAGCATTAATAAGGGGTATGCTCATGAAGTTATATGTATTCACTAAGAAAGATATAGACAGGTTCTTGGCAGAGTGTAATTTTACACCGGATGAGGAAAGACTATTTCGATTAAGATGTAAGGAATATACGCTCGAATACTGCGCCGAACAGATGAACGTGAGCATATCTACGGCGAAACGATTAAGCCGCCGGGTAAACAATAAAATAATTAAAGTGTGTTAAGACGACAATAAAAGTCCCCGGGATTATCTCCCAGGGGCTTATTTTTATTTCTCCATTTCGAGCCAGATTTCGCACTGCTCGCCGTCCTTTTCGTAACTGACAACCTCGCCAGCTTCCAGGCGTTCCCGCCAGTCTTCCGGGTAGTTTTCCGGAATATAGATGCAGTTATTTTCGTATACTGCATTCCCTCTTGCTTCTGACATCATATATTCTGCCATGTCTTTTTCCTCCTTTACACCCTCTCGTGGGCTGTGTACTTTTCTTTAACTGTCTTTATTATACATATATGTGCATTATATGTCAAGCGTATATGTGCGTTATTTTTAATTTTTTTCTAACCTGTCGAGTTCTGACAGAACAACATCCCGGATAAAGGCACTGTTGCTCTTGCCGAGGTCGAGCTTTTCAATCCTCTCTTTAGTTCCTTTTGGAAAGACAATATTCAGTCTATAGTTGTTGTTCTCATACTTCCTTACCGCTCTTTTCTGCGCTTCTGTTGCCATGCTAATCCCTCCTTTTTCCTCAATTATAAATCTATGTGCGTTATTGCACAATACTTTTTCGATACTTTTTTGAACTTTTTAGATTGATACATCTATGCAAAAATATAATCAGAAAGGTGGTGCATAAGATGGCATTATATAACAATCCTTATCAATATAGCTTTGGCGTTCCGGGACAGATGAATCAGTTCCAGCAACAGCCTGTCCAGATGCCGGCTCGACCAGTACAGCAACCCCAACAGAATAATAATGGCATCCTGTGGGTATCTGGAGAAGTCGGTGCAAAATCCTATCTGGTAGCACCCGGGACAAGCGTTTTGCTGATGGATTCAGAGAGCGAAAAGTTCTATATAAAATCCACTGACGTTTCCGGTATGCCACAGCCATTACGAACATTTGAATATCGCGAGGTAGGCGCTCAGATGCCGCCTAAACAGCCTGCTCAGAACATGGACAAATATGTCACCAGACAGGAATATGACGATTTAAAAGCTAAATGCGACGCTATAGCAAAACGTAGTATTTTCAAATACAGCAGTTAAGGGTTCTAACTGCATTCAGCACAGAGAGGGAAGTGGAATCATCACTCTGAGAGGATTGACTAACCAGTGCAAGGCTAGATTCTTTGTGGATTTTTCTGGTAATATCGCAATTCCAACAGGTGGAACTGTCGGAGCTATCTCTTTGGCGATTGCAATCTCTCGCGAACCTGTATTATCTTCACAGATGATTTCCACGCCGGCGGCAGTAGACCAGTACAACAATGTGTCCTCTGGCATTTATATTGACGTACCTCGCGGATGTTGCGTTAACATCGCGGTAGAGAACACTAGCGATCAGGCAATTTCTGTTGCAAACGCAAACATTGTTGTAACCAGAGAAGCGTAGGAGGTGCAGTTATGAGAGATATTAAGGATTTATGCGCAAGAATCGAAGACGAGCTTTCCAAAATTGCTGATAATGGACTGACCACTGGAAATCTGGATATGACGTATAAGCTGATTGACATGTACAAAGATATCAAGAATACACAGTACTGGGACAAAAAAGTGGAGTACTATAACACTGTCCTTGATGAGATGCGTGGCGGCTATAATGACGATTACAGCGAACGCGGAAGAAAGCGTGACAGCATGGGGAGATACAGTGCAAATGACGGCAGGATGATGCCGGATTACGACAGGGGTAGTTCTTATGCCAGACGTGGTGAGCATTATGTCAGAGGGCATTACAGCCGTTCTGACGGACGAGATGCTTATGACGACTATATGACACAGAAACAGAGCTATCGTTCCGGCAAATCTGAGGACTGCAAAAGAAAGATGCTTGCTGCTCTGGAAGAACACCTGGACGAACTCACAACAGAAATGAGCGACATGTCCAAGGACGCAGAGTGCCGGGAAGAACGTGATCTTGTCAAGAGATACGTGGAAAAACTCCGGGATATGCTCTAATTGGCTAAAACATGTACCACAACTTTTGGAAAGGTTTGTGGTACAATGTATTTATGAGGAAGATTCGTAAGTGGTTTCCGCCACTTGACATAGACATTTTTCATTGATTCCTCCTTTCTCGGGTGCGTGTCCTTAATAGAAAATGCAGTGGCCGGATTGTCACATAAGATGCATGAGGTTGAAAAGCGGATGCAATTTCCGACACGTGCCATTACTGTCTATATGACTTGCTCGCTCGCATAGACAGTACGCACCTCCTTGTAAAAGGTAAATGGGCGGACAGGCGCCCGGAACAACTCGTGGCAGGCATGACACGTTAAACACCTTGCTAACCCGGGAATCCGGGTTGACGAAATGTAGCTCAGGTGGAAGAGCGGAGGACGCATAGTCCTTGACGTCGGTGGTTCGAGTCCACCCTTTTCGATTACCTTGCCAGTGGTCTAACTGGCTTAATCCATACCTGCGGCGGCAGGTCAATAAACACGACCAGGAGGATATGTATGCAGAAACTTATTGACACATTAAAATCATTTGGAATCGAGATCCCGGAGGACAAACAGGCAGATGTTAAGAAAGCTCTCTCTGAGCATTATAAAAATGCTAAAGAAGTAGCAAAAACTCTGTCAAAAGTTGAGGGAGAACGTGATGACTGGAAAGAACGTGCTGAAGCAGCAGAGGAGACCTTGAAAGGTTTTGACGGTATCGACCCGGCAAATGTTAAAAGTGAGTTAGAGACTTGGAAACAGAAAGCGGCAGATGTGGAGAAAGAGTTTAACGCAAAAATCTATGACCGTGATTTCTCAGATGCACTCAAAGCGGCACTCGACGATGTTAAGTTTTCCAGTGAAGCGGCTAAGAAGTCTGTTATGGCGGACATCAAGGAAGCAGGATTGAAGCTGAAAGACGGTAAAATTCTCGGACTGAATGACCTGATCGAACAGATGAAACAGTCTGACGCATCCGCTTTCGTGGATGAATCTCAGCAGCAAGCTCAGCAGAATCAGGCAAGATTTACCACTCATGTTGGACAGCAGCAGACACCGGGAAGTATGACTAAAAAAGATATTGAAGCAATCAAAGACCCGTCTGAGAGACAGGCTGCAATTGCTCAGAATATCCAGTTATTCCAGTGATTTTTTACACCGACTATGCACCAGAGTATAGCCGCTAACCCAATACCTTAACAATTATGGGTAGAAAGGATTTTTTTATGCCAGCAAAAACTAATCTTATTATGACTAATGATATTCTTCAGGTCACAGCACGTGAGATTGACTTTGTTACCAGATTCGAAAGAAACTGGCAGCACTTACGTGACATTCTGGGTATCATGAGACCTATCAAAAAGCAGCCGGGTGCTGTACTCAAGTCAAAATACGCAGAGGGTATTTTACAGAGTGGAAAAGTTGGCGAGGGCGAGGAGATCCCTTACAGCAAATTCGTTGTAAAAGAAAAGAACTATGCGGAAATGACTATCGAAAAGTACGCAAAGGCTGTATCTATCGAAGCAATCAAGGATCACGGTTATGAGAACGCTGTTCAGATGACCGATGATGAATTCCTTTTCCAGCTTCAGACTGACGTTACCAGCAGATTTTATGACTATCTGAAAACCGGTACACTTACTTCCACAGAAACAACATTCCAGATGGCTCTGGCAATGGCTAAAGGCCGTGTAGAGAACAAATTCAAACAGATGCACAGAAATGTGACTGGCGTTGTTGGATTTGTGAATATTCTGGACGTATATGAATACCTTGGAGCAGCTGAGATCACTATTCAGAACCAGTTCGGATTCCAGTACATGAAAGATTTTATGGGATTCAATACAATCTTCCTGTTATCTGACAGTGAGATCCCACGTGGACAGGTTATTGCAACTCCTGTTGAGAACATCGTTCTGTATTATGTAGACCCGAATGAGTCTGACTTTGCGAGAGCAGGTCTGGTGTATACCGTATCTGGCGAAACAAACCTGATCGGATTCCACACTCAGGGCAACTACCACACTGCAGTGTCTGAGGCGTTTGCGGTTATGGGACTTACTCTTTTTGCGGAGTACATTGACGCAATTGCAGTAATTACCATTGATGAGACACCAACACTTGGCACTCTGACAGTAAATTCCGTGGCTGGAACAGCAACTGGTGATACAAAAATCACTGTAAATCCGGATAAGGAAAATGCTAACAACGTATATAAATACAAAGTTGCAGCAGACGCAGTAACTGTTGGATATGGACAGAATCTCAGAAACTGGAGCACTTGGGACGGAAAAGCTGACATTAAGGCAACAACCGGACAGAAGATTACAGTGGTTGAGTGTGATGGAACATATAAAGCACTGAATTCTGGAAGTGCAAACGTAACAGCAAAATCATAAACGCAGGAGGTAACTGGCATGGCTTATGCAGATTATAAATTCTATACAGAATCATTCGGCAATGTCGTGCCAGAAGCCGACTTTCCACGACTGGCAGAAAGAGCCAGTGATTTTGTGAACATAATGACGTTTGACAGGTTGGTGGACGGACTGCCAACAAACGAACGCTCACAGAAGCGCATCAAAAAGGCGGTCTGCTCACTGGCTGAATTAATGTATCAGATTGAGCTTGCTGAAAAGAACGCTGCCGATGCCGCTGTGAGCGGTACATCAACCGTAATCGGGTCCGGTGGTAGCACTACAGGCATTGTGACATCTATATCCTCTGGTAGCGAATCCATCTCTTACGCAACGCCTCAGCAGATTGGAGCGAGTGCAAAAGAGTGGAGTGCGGTGTATGCCGCCGCCGGAGATGTACAGAAAATGAATGACTTACTCTTAAAGACAGCTTTACCGCTTCTAATGGGAATAAGGACGGATGATGGGATACCGATTTTATATGCGGGGGTGTGAGTATGATTTGCAATAAAAAGGCTTATTCAGATATGCGAAAAGACTGTGAAAGCTGTCCAGACAAACAACAGTGTTGGAGCGGTAAAAATGTTGGAGTAGCCTATTTGGATGCAGACATTATAGAAGAAGCATCACAGCCACTTATGAGAGAAACAAAGACTATAAATGTCGGTGGTGTACTCACAACGGTATATAAAGATGATATTGAAAGAGAAATATATAAGGCTTTACGAGAGTCTTTTTCTCTGAATTTTGGAGCATAAAGGAGTGATTATATGGACATTTCAACATTAGGCTCATGTATTGCAATCGTTATGATTTGCTACATCGTAGGAATGGGCTGTAAAGCATCAAAAAGAATCTCCGATGAATGGATTCCGGTAATCATGGCGGTTATTGGCGGAATTCTCGGAGCTGTCGGGATGAGAGTTATCCCGGATTTCCCGGCAACGGATTATATCACAGCAGTTGCGGTCGGTATGTTTAACGGATTGTCGGCTACTGGTGTGAATCAGGTTATTAAGCAGACAGTGCAGAAAGAGTGATTTTATGGGCGGACGCGGTGCAGCAGGCGGTCTGGTTTCGGGAACAAAACTTGAATATGGCGGAAGAAGTATGAGCATATTCAAATTCTTAAATCAAGACGATATTAGACGGGCAAATGATGCTTCTATTACGGACATGGGAGACATTATAAAAAGAATGTTTTTAAGCAATTCTAAGGAAATAAACAATTTTGAACTGTCTAGTCAAGAAAAAAAAGACGCTATTGACGAAATGGCAAAGCTTTCAACCGCAGCATTAAAAGCTTCCGCGGCTGCTGTAAATCCATATGTAAGCGGCCCTGCGAGGCTTACACAAGGACAAAGAAGCGGAAGTTTAGCGGGCAAAGCTGCAGATGCAAGAGGCTCTATAGATTCCTATATGAAAGAATTGCGAAACAAATCCGATAAGAATGTAAAGGCGAGAAAAGAGCGGGAGCTTGCATCGGCTCTAACATCAGCCGCCAATTCTGGAAAATTGGAAATTATAGTTGACGGAAAACGGTATTATAGGAAATCAAAACGTGGAAAGTATTGGTATTCATAATGAATTATAGAAACTGCCGTAATTATGAAAATCTGGAGCGCCGGCTATTTGACGGCGTGGGTGAATATGGCATACCGCAGATAGAGCCAGTAGCCTATGAGGGCGGTTGTGACTGGATCGGATTCAATTATGCAAAGAGTACCAAGGATTGCGAGGGAAAAGGCGTTCATTTCTTTTTGGATGATTACCAGTTTTGCCGCCTGTGGTCAAACATAGACCGGTATATCCCGATGCTTCAAAGATTCCGCTATGTAATGTCTCCGGATTTCTCTACCTATACAGATTTTCCTAAGGTCATGCAGATATACAACCACTACCGCAAACACTGGTGTGCGGCGTATATGCAGGAGGCAGGAATACAAGTTATCCCAACCATCTCATGGAGTACACCGGATTCTTATGACTGGTGTTTCGATGGGGAGCCAGAGGGTGGAACGGTGGCGGTATCTTCAGTTGGCTGCATGAATAGCAAGAAAAAGAAAGAACTATTTCTTTCCGGCTATAATGCTATGAT